TCTCTACACTGCGAGCACCTGCGGCGCCGCAGCCAGGCTTGGAGTCAGGGACGGCGCCGCAGGTGCTCGCCGCTCGGGCCCATCGAGCACGGTCGCAGTCGTTGGTTGGTCGAGCCCCTGCCGCCCCGACCGCCCCGGCAGTTCCGCCAGCGAAGAGCGCGCTGGTGCTCCAGCCACGCCATCGACGGAGCACTAGTGGCCTGGTTCTGCGCCGGGCGCCCACCCCTGTCGTCCCGTCACCACCGGCACGGGGCCGACTGCCGATCCTGGTCGGCCGTCGAGCAATCCATGGCCTCAGCTCGCTCCTGCACATCGCGGCGCCGCGGGGGGGCGGACCCCCACCGCCACCGCCACCGCCGGTCGGCTATAGCGCCTGCGCCGAGCTGGTCTACGGTGCCTCGGCCGTCATCGATAACGCCGCGACAGCAGAGCTGATCTACGGGGCCGTGGCCTCTATGGTTGAGCCATGCTGATCATGCAGGCGTCAACGGCCGAACCGGCTCGGGTGACGATCACCAGCCCCATCGATCCGACAGGCACGCTGCCAGAGTTCGCAGTGGCGGCCAGCGCCGATCCCCTGGGCCCGATCGTGCATCGCACCCGCGACGTCCTGGGCAATCTGACCACCGAGCAGATCCTGTTCTTCTCGGCCCCGATGGTCGGTGCCAACTCGCACACCTCGCCGGAATGGGAGCTGGGCCAGCCTGACGCGAGCAGCAACGTCGACACGTCGCAGACGAAGGGCCATTGGTATCCCAACGTCGGAGCTGGTGGGACGCCCTACGTCGATGCGGACTATAGCTTCCTGGTCGATCCCGATGACGGCCTGAGCTACCTCCGTTCGAAGATCACCAATGGATTCACAGCTCAGCACGCGGCCCAGACCTGGCGCCGCTACGACTGGGCTGCCAGCCCAGGGAACTTCGGGTCCGACCTGCCAGCCCACGCCTACTACAGCTGGTGGATCCGCCATCCCCAGCAGCTCTACTACCTGAACAGCTCGGGGTCGACGTTCGGATTCACGAACTGCATCCAGTGGTACTCGCTCGCCGGCTCGACCACTGGCCCATTCCTGGCGATGGGGCCCGGCACGAACCCATCGCATGAGACCGCCTACCGCTGGCACTTCGACATGGCAGATGCCGCCCAGTTTGACCTGACGCAGGTCAACGATCAGGCGATCCCGCTGAACGAGTGGATCTTCATGGAGGCCGAGGTCCGTGTCAGCTCGGGCAGTGATGGACGCTGGGTCGTCTGGGGTGGGAGCCCCGGCGAGCCGGCCGTCAAGATCCTGGACTTCGCCGGGGCCACGGTCGGGGCCGGGTCGACAAAGTTCGGCGTCTCCTGGGGCATGTACGGCACGCTCCTGACCCCAACCACGGCGCTGATGGACTACCGCGACATCCTGATCAGCACGGTACCTATCCGCCCCTATCTGGCCACCGGGGCTGGCTGGGCTACCGGGTCGTGGTCTGGCGGCTGGGATTCGACCACAGGCAAGGCGGTAGCCCTCACGCCGATGATCGGTGCTGGCCAACCACTCGATGTCATGCGAGGCAACGATTATCGCCTTTCGGCCCGCTGGCATGCCGGCGCCGCGGTGCCGGTGCACACCGCCGAGATCCTCAGGATCGTCTGATCGCCGGCAGCATGCTCGGGCCCCAGACGATCAGGATGGCCGCCACCAGGTAGGACCAGACATCTGGATCCCAGTCGGGCGCCCAGGCGTCGATGGCGACAAGGACGACCAGGGCCAACAGGCCAGCGGCCCGTAGTAGGGTCGACGGCTGGGTGGTAACGGTCGCAGGGTCCACCCTCAGCGCCAGTGGCCGTGATGCGCGAACAGCCAATGTGCCAGCCTGGCGGTCACCATGGCCCCGCCAACCGTTACAGGTACCGCGATCGATGCTATAACCTCCATTAGGTTCCTCATCTATCTATCCGCCGATCATGCAGCGAGTGGGACAACATCGAGCCGACGCATGTAGACACTGGCAGTGCCACCGGAAACCGCAGCATGTAATGTCCGAATGAAGTAGAGCTGACCAGGCGTCAATCCTGACACGATGCAGCTCTTCGAACCATTGGGTTGTGTCCCAAACGATGCTGCGACACCTATGGCGAGCCGTCGCTCATACAGTCCGATGGTCGAAACGATCGATCCAGATACGTTGTTGAGTCGTAGCTCCCAATCGAGAAAGACTGTGTTGACGGCACTACCGTCGCACATCATGCCTAGGCAGATCTGAACCCGGCCCGATGTCGGAGCGATAAACGTAGTAGATACTGATGGTGAGCCGACGGTATTGCTCGTGCCGATTGAACTTTGAGCGGTGGCATCGCTGGATTCCGCGGCTACCGGGAAGTCGAGTGCCTTCAGACGTTGGCCGGCTACGGGCATGCCAGCAGCCTACAGCTCATAGTACGTCGGATCAGCCAAGGCGACTGGCGTGACCGAGGTCAGGGCCCTGGAGACCGCGGCCACCGTGAAGGTCTGAGGGCTGGAAGAGCCGGAGATAGCGGTCACGGTCACCCTGACGCCACCCACCGACACGTCGAACGGCAGGTCAGCCCCGTTGGTGGTCCACAGGGGACCTAGGGTCGTCTCCACCGACATCGAGGTGGCGCCCTGGCTGACGGCCGAGGCCAGCCGGGAGCCGGCCGTGTCGTAGCGGGTGTCGACGTCGACCAGCCGAAGATCCCACGGAGAGCCCGGCGAGGTGAGCAGGTCAAGTTCGTGGCCGAACATCTGGATTCGTTCTCGAACCCCCTGAACCAGCTGGCGCAGGCTGACACCAAGCGCGGCGCCCGGGGGGTGAGCGACGGACATCAGATCACCCAGGGCGAGGTTAAGGATGCTCTCGGTCAGGGTCGGGCTGGCCGCCACGACGGGCAAGTTGGTCTGGAGGTGCAGGCTCGACACCCGTGGCTCGTCAACAGCTGACTGGCGGAGCCGCCAGCCCGCCAGGTCGCCGGCCCTGGGCCCGATAACATTGGCGCTGTAGGTGGTGTCGTAGCGGCCGACCCCCACCGGCGGCTCGCTGATCGACAGGGCCGAGCCGTCAGCGAGCACGGCCCGACCCGCCGCGGTGCCGGTCTTGACTGTGATGTCGTTCGAGAAATGCTGGTCGTCGCGGTCAAGGTCGATGGTCTTGGCCACGTGGCCGGCGATGTAGTCCAGCGCCAGGGCCACCTGGCCCTGCATGTGGACACGACATCGGTAGGCCACGGCCAGCGACTCGCGTGCCTCATACAGGATCCCGCCATCAGCGGCCGCGCACTGCTGAAGCAGGGCCGCAAGCGTTTCGGGCGGCTGTGGGCCCATCGGTTCGGTGTCGTCCGGATTGCCCTTGACCCGATGCGCGAACCCCTCCTCGAGGCACAAGCGCTGGACCCGCCTGGCGGCCCGCTCGCCGTTGTAGGCGTTCAACGCTGCCGCCAGCTCCGTGGTCGCCGTGACCGCCGACTGAAGCGTCACGTGCCCGAAGGCGGTGTCGGGTGGCAGCGCCTGAGCAGCGTTGAGATGGATGAGGTTCACGGTGCTGGCGAGGCCAGCGAACGCATTGGTGGCCGTGACGCCGCTACCAGCCGTCCCGTCGATCGGCTGGGCCAGAAATTCGATCGTCACCTGGCCGCCACTGTCGCGGACGCCGAGGTGCATCCGCACTGGGCGCCCCGTGGCCCCCATGCCGATCATACCCGAGTCGTACAGCTGGGTGCCGCCACGGGAGGCGGCCACGGCCATGGCCCCATCGGTCTGCCAGCGGACCTGGTATTCGGCGTCATTGGTCACGACCCGCAACAGCGGGGTGTCGGTGCCGGTGCCATCGGCCGGTATCGACTGCATCCAGCGGACCTGCCACCCGACGGTCTGCGGGTAGCTGTCAGGCCATGCGGCCCATTGCTGGATGCCGATGACAGGTAGGGCCAGCGATGATGGGATGTCGACATTGGTGGCAGCCTTGGCCGCCCCGCCGACCACCACGTACATGCTGGCACGGCCAACAGCGGCGCCGAACTGGGTGACTCGGTTGCCGGTCTCTTCCATGGGCCAGTACTGGACGAGGTTGGGGGCCGAGCGGATGACGCCGCGCCGGTAGGCGGAATCGAGTAGCCGATCGCCTTGTCGGAGCCGGCGGAACACGCCAGCGGCTTCGATCGGCGCCGAGACATCGGCACCCGACAGGTCCCAGCGGACCCCAGCGGTGGCCAGCTCGCCATGAAACCGCCAGCGGATATTGCTGATGCGGCCCCCGGTGCCCATTGTCCAGACCCGCCCGGCGCTATCGGTGAAGCTCGTGGCCCCAGTCGCCTGGTTGAAGTCCGGATTGGCCTGGATGGTGCCGCCGATACCACTGCGGAGCTGGAAGTTCAGGCATCGGCCCGGTAGGGGTATGTGGACGACATCGGCTGGGTTCCCGGCGACCCGCAGTGTTGCCGTGCTCGTCTTGATCGACGTGGTGCCGGCCGTGACCACCGGATTGCCGACCTGGACCCATGTGCCGCCGATGTCGGGTGCGGTGTAGAACGTGACCGTGTGGCCGCTGGCCCCGTTGTCGACGTCGAGCGTGACCCGCAGGGCCGAACGGTCATGCTGGAGCGACCAGGGCAGGCCAGCCGTAGTGGCCTGTTCGCTGGTCACCGTGTGGCCAGCGCCGCCAGAATCGAACCAGGTCAGGCTGGTGACGATCTTGCCGAGGGCGACATAGGCCGAGAAATCCCAGCCGTTGAGCCCGCCGGATCGGTGGGCCAGGCGGGCCCGCAGCCCCGTGCCAGCGATGTCGACCAGGTCTGATTCAAGTCGGAAGTCGATCCGGATCTCGATGTCCCCTGTGATGTCCAGACCGCTAGCGTTCGGCGTGCTGGCCAGATCGGCGCCAACGCCGGTGGGCGCCAGGTAGGCGGAGCCCAGCGCCACACCGATGCGGGTGGCGACGCCGCGGCGGAAGTTAGGCCAGTTGGCGCCCCCCTGGTTGTCCGGCGACCAGCGACCATCAGCATCCCGCAGCGTAAAGCTGGCGCGAGCGGGGTCGACGGTACTGGCCCAGTCACCTCGGCCGACCTGGATCGTGATCGGGTCGCGCTCGAGCACGCCCTGACCGGTGGTGATAGCGTTCACCCAGACACCAGCCAGGCGGAAGGCGGCCTCGACCTCCAGCGGGCTGTACGGGTAGGCCATCAGCCCAGCACGGCCTGAACGGAACTACCTCGGGCTCGAATGGAGCGGCGCAGAAGCTCGACAAGCAGATCGTCCAGGGCGGTACCGCCGGAGCGGATCTCGATCACAGTCGGACCGCCGAGCCCGGCGCCGGCTCGGCCAAGTGGCACGATGGCCTCGGGCCCAGCCTCGCCAGCCCCTATCAGCATGGGCCGGGTGATGATGCCACCATCAGCGAGCATAGGAATCTTGAACGACTTGCCACCGATCCCGGGCACCCAGTCGGGAACGCTGAATCCCTTACCGCCAACGGTTGAATTCCAGATGGATTTGATCGCCCCAAAGGCATTGCGGAATGGGGCCGTGAGCGTGTCGGCCAGGCCGCCCATTACGATGCCAATCGCAGACTTCATGGCATTGATAACACCCATGACGCCATCCTTGAGTGACGTCACGTTAGTAATAACGGCCGCGATGGCACCAGAAACGAGAGCTTTGATCTCAGCCCAAATGCTGGACGTTATCGACTGGACGAACTGCCAGCCTGCCCTGATGACGCTCTTGATGGTGTCCCAATTCTTAATGATCAGGATGACCAGGCCGACGATCACGGCGATTACGATCAATACTGGCCCGATCGAAATCAGCCAGGCTAGCGCCACCTGGGCCGCGCTGGCCAGTGATGTTAGTCCGACTGAGATCCAGGATGCTTCTTCAGCGGCTGCCGCCCCGACCGAGGATGCAGCCATTGTCGTGTTGCCCGTCACCCAGGCAGCCACATGCCCAGCCACCGGAGCGATCAGGTTTGACATGCCGGAAGCCAGATCGGCAAACCCCATGGTCATGGTCAGCAGGCCACCGGCAACATCGCCGGAGGCCACCTGGCTCCAGCCCGACATCGTGTCCTGCACGCCGGTAAAGGTGTCAGCGACGCCGATGAATCGCTGCTCGGCAGTGTCGGCGCCCTCCCCCATGCTGTCAAAGCCCTCACGGGTGACCCGCGATTGCCGTTCGACCCCGCCCAGGCTACTCTCAGCTTTGTCAACCGCTGATGACAGGCCGACGTCCTTGCCGTCGAATGTGACAGTGATCTTGCGCTCGCCTGCCATCACTCGCCACCGATCAGACCATCGACCAGCTCATCCCACATCCGCTTAATCCGCTCCGAGCTCGAACGGATCGAAGGCCAGAAGAAATAGCCCTGTCGGCCACGATGGGGCCGGAACTGCATGGTGGTCTTCCGGCGCTGGCCCCCGAACTCAGTACCGAGAGCCATTTGCCCGGCGGCGCCGCTAGGGGAGCCGATGGAAACGCTGGCCTTCTGCGCCTTGATCGAAGTGGCCGCCTTACGCTCGGCCCTGGTCGTCGCGGCGCCCTGCGCCTCGCTGGCCACCAGCCTGGCAATGTCGCGCACCAGCTCGTCGGCACCCGCCTGGATGTCCTTCGGCAGGGATCGAAAGACCTTCATCGTCTCGTCAAGGCCGTCGACCTGGACGGTCATTTTACCCTTACCGCCCATGGCCCCTCACCTTAGACCGGCGTTCTACGGCAGCCGCCTGTTGCTGCAGTTCCAGCTCGAAGGTTGCCATCGTCATCCAGTCCACATCTAATCCCCAGTCCAGTGGCCCCGTGCCGGTGGCGATGGCCAGGCGCACTAGCCGGAGCCCGACGCTCCCTGGGAGAAAGGGAGAATCTCTGCGGTCTCCTCGCTGGCCTCATTGGATTCGGCAACCTGCTCCATGAAATCATCGAAGCTGCCGCTGAACTTGCCAGATCGGTGCAAGGCCGAATGTGCCAGGAACATGCCATGCTCGGTCAGGACCGTGCCATCAGTCACAAGCCGTCCGAGGCTGACGCTGAAATGGCGCTCCGCTCGCACAATATCAATGGGCAGGATCCGGATCTGCTCATGCAGGGTCCCATCGACCATCTCGATATCGATAAACTTGGCCATCAAGCCACCGCCCTCGTAATGGTTCCCGTCACTGGCCAGGTGATGTCCATGGTTGCCAGCTCGCCCACCTTGCCCGCCAGCGGGCTGAATTCGAGCGGCAGGACATTGAATTGGTACTCGGGATTCGTAGGACTGGTAGCCGCCTGGGTAGCCTTCACTGCGAAAGCTATGGCGACTCCCGCCGACCACCAGCCCCAGATTCGATCATCAACGGTTGTGGCGGCAAAGTCATCATTGAATGAAATCTTGACTTCACCACCCTTCAGGCCAGCGATATAGGTTTGAAACCCAGCCGACCCAAAGTTGGTAGTCGTCAGTTTCTCCGATTCGACGTCCATTGCGATGGCGGTAGAGAAGGCCGACATGTCGATGGTAGCAATCGTGATCTTCGGGCTCAATAAGGCGACGACGGCCATAGATAATCCTTAGGGAGTGATACCGACGGCAACGCCGAATCGGGCGGTAGGAGTCGCACCTGTCAAGGTCCAGGTGACCCGATACCTATCGTCCGGGCTGATCGGCCCCGGCACGATGAACTGGAACGCGGCCGGAGAAGAGATGGGACCGTTCGTGGTCACGGTCGTAGGTGACGAGAATCCAGCATTATCGTCACGCTGAATCGTGACGGTCAGGGCAGGGCTGCCCCCAGCTACAGCGACCACGTGAATCGCAGTGACGAGGAACTTGCCTGTCGGGATGGTGCCCAGGATTGCGGTGGAGCCGGTACCACCAGCGGTGCGGAGCACGGTGGCTGGGTGTATCAGCTGGCCCCGGCCGATCAGCCCATCGCCCCACATGCTCGATGCGAACGGAGCGACCTCGCCAATCTTGTCGAACAGCTCAATCGAACCCCTGCGGGTCCCAACCATGTAGGCCACATCAAGATCAGTCCCCTGAGGGCTGATCGTCACTGGCACCTGAGCGCCGCCCAGCTCCGACCACATCTGCAGATCCGGGGCCGGCGCCCCGGTCTCGGTAGGGCTGGCATCCATGAAGCCCGACGTTTCGATCATGCTGCTACGACGGCCGGACACCAGCTGGTGCCAACCGGCCGAGGCAAACACGGTGACGTCCTTGCCTTCGGTCTCCAGATCCAACGTTAGCTCGTTCGCAACCGCCCCCAGGCGGAGCGGCCCCGCCAGGATCTCCGCGTTCAGCAAGGCGAGCGCGCTCATCCCCAAACCTCCACAGCCCAATGGTAGGCAGGCAGCTGGTCCACCGGGCCGTCCCACAGCTCAGCGGTGGCCTCGCCAACCCCAAGCGTCTGGCAGGCCCCGTCCAGGGTCGGATCATCCTCAAGGATCACCCGCACGCTCTGCGGGCCGACACCAGCGATCCAGGCGTCGGCCTGATCTACCGCCGCCTGGTCATGGATCCGCGGCAGCACACCGTAGATGGGCATCATCATCACATCGAGCCCGCGAGCGAAGCTCGCATGGTAGTCGATCGAAGGCATGCCGATCAGCAGGCACGGCGGCGTCAACTGGTCCGGCGCCGTGGCCACCTGCACCTCCAGGCCGAGGGCCGCCGACAATTGGTGCTGCATGCCCGCCCTGACGGCCGCGACGTTCACGGCCATCAGCCGATCACCCGACGGGTGAGCGGGCCGAGTAGGGCCCTGACGTCCGGATCGATCCTGGCGAGCCGCGCCGCCCCGAAATCCCCAGTCAGCACACCGGCAGGCGTGTCGGCACGCTTGAACAGCCTCACCGCCTGGATGAGGCATGCGGCCCTCACCTGGGCCGGGATCTCGGCCTCGCCCCAGTCGCCCGTAACCCGCACGAACGTCGACCACTTGGCGCCGTCGCTCCGGGCAAGAGTTCTGATCGGCGGACGGGCATTGGTTATCCAGCTGGTAGCGCTCACTGTGACCCAAGTCGATTGATCCGCCGACTCCTCGACCAGGGTCACAGTGCGAGCATCATCGATCCAGACCGTGGCCGCCCCGCCAACGTACACCCTGGTCTCAGTGATCGGGATGAAGCGCCGATGGGTGATCATCTCAATCTGGCGAGAAGCGGATTCGATATGTTGCTCCAGGCGTGCGTCATCGACCGTGGTGGTCAGCCGTAGCTCAGCTTTGACCTCGGCCAATGTCGCATACCCGTCGATGGTCACTTGCCCTTGACTTCTTCGTCCTTGTACTCGGCCTCGATCTCGGTCATGACCGCGGCGAGGGCCGAGCGCGCATCGTCGATTATCTTCTTGTCCTGCCGTTCCTGCCCAATGGCTAGAGCCCGCTCGGCATTGGCATGCCGTAGGGCCAGCTCCGTCCGTCGGACCCGCACGGGGTCACTCAGGGTGTTGGCATCGATGCTCGACATAGGATTCCCCTAGAAGGTCGGAGTGACAAGGCCGACGCCACTGATATAGGCCACGGCCGTCGGATAGCGAGCCGCGGTAAAGGCCGCATTGCCGTACACCGCGAGCTGGAGATTGGCGGGGCCCACGGGCTGTTCAAATGTGAACTCCCGAATGGTGCCTGCCTGCTCCCAGAGGTACAGATCCTCGCGGCGGACAACCAGGATCTCGTCCTGGTTCGTGCCGGCGCCCAAGTTGATCCGCAGGTTTGGGTCAGTGATCACGGGCAGGCCCTGGACCGATCCGACCACCTGCTGAGTGGCGGCGGCCTCGCCCTGACCGAACACGTTCATCGCGCCAGCCTCAACCGTGACCAGCGGCCGGTTCGAGGAGTCGACAGCGATGGTCAGGGCGCCCCAGCGACGCGGGTGCATGACGATCGCATTGGGCGGCAAGAACCGTTGCGTGTTGATGGACTGAATCGAGTTGGCGATCGCCTTGATCGTATCCAGACCGGTAGTGCCGGTCTGGGTGACGGCGATGATACCCGCAGTGTTGATCGCCCCGAGCGCATTGCCACCAGACCCAGTGCCATATAGGGCTTGCTGATCGAGGAACCGTGCAGCGTCGGCAGCCAGATCGTCGAAGACGACCCGATCCAGGCCGACGGCCCCGCGCTCGGCCGACTGGCGGGAGATCACGCCACGGCCTTGGAACGTGACCATCGGCACCGTCAGGTCCGTCACGGCCATATCAGTGGTCGATGGGTTCGTGCCCTGGGTGGCCTGAATGGCGATCGTGGTGCCGGCGGTTGCCCGAGGGATGATGATGCTCATCCCGACCGGCGGCAACGGCATCCCACGGAGAATGTTGGCGAACGGCCGACCGGCCCGCAGGTTCGGCGTGAACTCACCCACCAGGTACTGTGGAGGAACAAGACCGGAGAAGGTGGCCGTGGTCGAGTCGCGCTCGAGCACCTCGGCCGTCTCCTGGGCATGACGCTGGAGCCGAGCTTCGGCGCTCGCGCGATCCATGCCACCGAGGCCAGGGACGTTGTAGCGAGCCACCAGGATGTCAGCCACCCAGCTGTGCACGCCACGCTCATGGTAGGTCTTCGGCTCGTTCGTCACCCTGGCGCCGCCAGCGCGCTGCTCGATGCCAGCCTGCGGGCTGAGCGTCAGGGCCAGGGCCGCGGCCGCGGCCTCGCGCTCCTCTACCGCGGTAATCGAACGGATCCGCTCGTCCAGGTCATCAGCAAGAACGTCGGCTTCTTCCTTCGTCTTGCACTCGGACTCGCTCAGGTGGTCATCGCCGCCGCTGGCAGCCCGCTCTTCGACGGTGCGGTACAGGTTCGCAATGCTGGTACCGAGCTCGGCACGCTGCTTGACGAGACGCTCTAGGAGCTGGCTGGGCATGATGATTCCTCAGGTGGCTGATCCGATGTCGCTGGCGCCGAGGGGTCCGCTGAGGGGTGTGTCGGCCTGCATCGTCTACGAGGGGTCCGCTGAGGGGTGTGTCGAGACTTATCGACGCACGCTAGCAGCTATCAGCTGCCAACCGCTCCATCAGCACCCGCAGATCCTCCAACCTCGGACGGCTCGCGACCTCCCGCACCGTCAGCACCTTGGCCGAGTCGCCATAGGCGCCCTCTCCCACCAGGGCCACATGGACGAGATGGGCGCGGGTGCGGCGGAGCATCACACCGCCATCCTCACGCTTCAACCGGTTCGTAGCCAGATCCATGAAGCCGATCGACACCTGGTCGAGCACGCCATCGTTGATCAAGGCCAGAGCTTCACCCGCCGTAACTGACGATGCCACCCGTGCCTGTACGTGCAGGCCGTCATCCCTGGACTCCAGCTGTGTCAGGTTCCCGATGAGTGAGTCGGTCAGACGGTCACCTGCCCTTGGATGGCCGAGCGTGAGCTTCAGGCGGAACGCCGCTCGAAGTTGGGCATCGAAGGCGTGAGCATCGAAGCTCTCCCACACGCCAGGACCCAGCTCGGTCTCAGTGTCCCAGGGCACCGCCCTGATGCTCAACGTGCGACCGTCATCGCTGCTCGCATCGCGCTCCAGGGTATAGCTGCGGATCGAGATCTCGCTCATTGATACCTTTCGGATGTAGGGGCCGGAATCGATTGGGATGGCTGGGCTGGCCCAGACAGTGGAGGTAGGCGCTCCAGCCGGCGCACCTCGTCGAGCGTCAGGAACCCCTGCGCCAGGCCAACAGCGTAAGACGCATACCTGGTGGCCGTCTGGGCCCGAAACAGCTCATCGGTCACAAACCGGACCCTCGTCGGCCGGCTCGTCAGATCGGTAAAGGCGTCCTCGATGCCGGTCATCCAGGGCTGACAGGTAAAACGAATGAGGTTGTCGACCCTGTCCACGATGTTGGCGTAGGTCATTGTGTTGCCTGGCACCCCCAGCCAATCGCCATCGAGGTCGAGCAGATCGGCTACCTCCCGACGGCTCATCTGGGCCGCCTGGGCCAGCTGCGCCTGCTCGGCGTTCGGTGAGACAACCGCTTTCCACTCCGTACCGGCCGGCAGCACAACGGGCTCACCCCGTCGCACCTTGGAAACCCATCGGGCCCGTAATGTCTCCGCTTCATCTTCATCCAGGTCCGGATCTTCAACCGCGAGCACGCCAGCCGGATAGACGCCATCAGCGTAGAAAAACGAGCTAGCGCTCGCTACGGCCGTGGCGGTGGCGATCGACGTGGCCGAGGTTTCGAGCACGCCTCGGCCGAGCAGGGAGCCGGCGGGCGCCCCGGTGCGGATGTGCATCACATCCGATGATCGGTAGATCTCACCGCCAATCCGGTAGACCATCCCAGCTGGCGTCAGAGCCACCGCGACGTAGCGAGGGTGGACGTCGATCAGCCCCTGGGCCCGACCCAAGGTGTCGAACTGGGCGCTCAGGGCGAAGTAGTTGCCGTAGTCGATCAGCGTCTCAACCGCGCTCTCGATGGCCGCCTGTCGGGTCATCCAGGGAACTGGGCGCTCCATCAGAGGCAGAACTTCTTCGGTGAGCACGCCGTCACGCTCCAAGGCGAACGGCATCATGCCGATAGTGCGGCTAATCAACCGCTGGCCCCGCCGGTAGGGCGAGATCCCACGGACAGTCTCCTCGGTTGCCCGGGGTGACACGACTTCCGACAGTCCCTGCCGAACAATCCGGACCGGCAGCGACGCTACGGGGCCCTTGCGTCGGGTCAGGATCCGCGAGCCGAGCACCTAGACCTCGTTCTGTGCGACCAGGGCCGCCGCCAACGCAATCAAGCCATCGATGATCAGCACCCAGCCGGCCGGCGCCACTGCGTAGACACCGAGCATGATCGCGACGAGGGCTAGCAGCTGCACGGCATCTAAGAGCACACGACTGAGCATAGTGGATGCTCAGAGCACACGGGCCTTCCGCATAATAGGTGCCGGCGGCTCGACCATCGCACCGTAGTGAGCCAAGCTCACGGCCTCCAATGGGCTTATCTCATCGGCCGAGCTGGCGCGGTTCCAAGTCCAGCGATCACCTATCGTGCGCTTCCGGGCCCCCGTCAGGGCCCTGGTCAGCGACGCCTGCCCGAGGTGGCGCAACGTGCCAGCCTTGATCGCATCGGCCAGCAGGGCAGCGGCGCCGCCCCCCTCGGGGTGGGTCCGCACCTCCACACCAACGGCCTCCAGGATCTCGATGTGGGTCGCTGCCGGCGAACCGAGCTGGATCCAGATCGGCACCTTCCATCGGTTGTAGATCTCGACAGCTCGAGCCGTGACCCATTCGACACCGGGCAAGTCATCGACCGTCTCGATGTGGGCATTGCCGTCGAGCCGCACGCCAGCCACGCCAACCGCCGCCCAGGAACGCTCCGGATTGATGGCCAGGCCGAAACCCATCGGCCGAATAGCCTCCGACTCCGCATCGACCAGCGCCAGCCACTTGTCCATGTCGACTGCATTGGCACCGTCCGGATCGTCGCCTATGCCGAGGCGCTCACGTTCGAACTCGCGGGCTGGCATCGCCTCCAGCTCGGTGGCGATCCACCGTTCCGTCAGTCGGCGCCCAAGGGCAGGGTTGGCCATGGCCCACGCCTGACGGTCCGCCCGGTCAACCCCTGGCAGCGCCGACCACTCCAGATACGCCAGGTTCCCTGGCTCTGGCCCCAGGGCCCGGCGCCGCAGGAGATGCAGCTGCTCGGAATCGTGCATCGCCCCCGTGGTCAAATACCAGATTTGTGGGTTTGGTCTGGCACTCAACGTAGGCATAACTGCCCCGATCTGATGCGCTTGGACCGAGAATGCCTCGTCCAATATCAACAGATCAGAACTGAATCCACGCCCTGCTGACCGAGTTCGTGCCATGAAATAGATCGTTGCTAGGCGTTTTCTCCCACAGTCATCCCGATAATTCAGGCGAATGCTTGTCTCATTGTTACCACGTAACGATTTGACAAAGTCATCGGACAACGGGCCATCCTCGATGAGAGCCATTGCCATGTCAAAAGTCTCACGGGCCGTCTTGAACTCATGAGCCGTGTAAATGACCTTGCGTGCCTGCAGGACTGATGGAGCACAGTCGACCAACAGCGCCGTGATGGCCGACTTGCCGTTCTGCCGGCTCACCCAAACCAGTACCTCTAGAGCGGCGTTCAACCCATCGACGTTGCTCCGCAGCCCCTCCTCGAGCACAAGTCGCTGCCACGGATCAAGGGTCAGCCCTGATGCCTCACCGAGGCCGATGATGCGTTCCGCCCTGCCGTCGGGCTCACCAGGCGGCACCACGCTGAGCCGTGGCTCCTGGTAGCCCGTGAGTGGCGCCAGCGCTACCACCGCTGCGACCTGGGCTCCTGCAGACGGCGCCCGGCCCGCACGTTACAGGAGCGGTGCTCCGGCATCAGCGGGCTCGACGCATCATGGTCACGCACATGACCCGCCTGCCACGGGTCGCCCTCACGGGCCAGCCCACCGCACCGCCAGCACCTCGTCTGCGGGTCCGCCGACGCCATCACCTTGAGCAGCTTGGCCCGTCGAAGATAGGTACCTCGGTAATGGCTGCGATCCTTCCCGGGCACCTCACAGCCCCCTGACCAGGGCAAACGCACTTAAGA